AGGGTTAGTGCCCCACTCTTTACCCAATACTCTACGTCCATTCTTAGCTGCTTGAATCTCTGAAGCATAGCGGTTAAAGATACCTCGTTCACCTGAGTGGCTTTCATAGATGTTGCTCCATTCACGCATGAACTGACCTACGTCAGGCTTAACGTCATACACTGCTGAGTTGTTAGCCAAGGCACGTTGACCATTACCATCCCACCAGTTACCTGCTTTACTGTTAAGCATTTCCATATCCGTACGATCAAATAAAGATATCAAAGCTGCTCGTCGGATCCCTCCGGCTAGTACTGCGTCAGCAATATAACACATCATATCATGTGCTTCTATGTTAGTTATAGTACGTCCTTTTGCATTAAATAGTAATCGTTCCAGATTCTGCAAGCAAATTCGTAAAGGATCAGGTCCCGGTGCCTTACCTCCTGAAGTGATAAGGTCTGCTCCTTTTTCCCTGATGTCTCTATAATCAAAGCGAACTCTTTCTTTCCCGAGGAAATGGGATTCAATGAGAACTTTAACTGCATCAGCCCATCCTTCGATTGAATCTCCGATGACATACCGTCTCTCAGATTCTTTAGGACTAAGGACCTCAGGAAGCTGTTCCACGTGCCGTGTCTGTACTGAGTAACCACCTCCGGTACCTCCTAGTAATAAGAACATCATTTCACTGAAGCATTCTAAAGAATCCACTGGCATAAAGGCGCAATTGAAGATCCTATTAGGTGCTAATTCAATAGGAGCTCCTCCGAACTGAAGTGAACGCATGGAAGGTAAGACCTTCTTAGGTATCACAAAGTTATGATAGACATCAAAGATCTCAGTAGCTAACTTAGGATAGTGATCGATATGCATGTTCATGTTTCTGTGTACTAATTCCTCCCAAGTTTCCCTACGTTGTTGTGTAGGTAGAAACTTAGCGTACTTACTGTAGACCGTAATATCCGATAGTATTTTATTCGATAATGTCTGCAAGTCCTACTCCTTTATACCATCAGTATTCAAGTGTAACGTTCCATCATAACTGAACAGATTCTTTATGTTCCATGTTAACTTATCTGCTAAGGTTTTTGGTTCCATGTCTGAGTACTCCTTCTTTAAGCGTAAAATACATATGTTTAATAACTCTAGTAGGAAGTCTGTCATAGTAATGTTTCCTCTCTCAAGCTCCGGTGTTTCCACTGTAGTACTCTTCCAACGCCAGCGGCCTTCTTCTAGTTTCGCTAGTACACATATACCGCCTTGTACGTCATACACAATACCCCAACGGTCTTCGTTAATATCAAATTTAAATAGTGGTTCCATATTTATGCTCCTGTTAATTTATTTAGGTCGTTAATGTAACTATATAACTCCGTGTATCCGCCGATATGTGAGTTATCTATGAATACTTGGGGAATCGTACGTTGCTTAACATCAGCCACGTATTCCATCCCTGTTTTATTTTCATAAGTATCATCAGTTCTTACATCTAAGTAAGTAAAAGGCATCTCTTGTTTCTCAAGCAACTGCTTAGCGAGTACACAGTAACGACACCCCTCTCCTCCTATTATTAATATCTTCATGTATTCTCCTTACTGAGTGAACAAAGCAGCGCTCACCGCTGTTCCTAGGAAACTAGCGATCCATCCTGCAGCAAACTTAACAGGTAGCCAGTAAGACATACCAGCTAGTAATTCCAAACCACATAACTTAAGAACACTTGCTACTATGGTCACTAATGTTGCTACACCACAAACCCATAAACTAATACCAAATACCAATGTTAAAAATAAAAATAAACCTCTCATAATCAATCTCCTTCTTCTATTTACAATATGCCACTAACACGCCTTCGATATCCGCAGGACTATAGTTAGGGCCTTTAATTACTTTACCGTCTTCTCTGTATACTGGTTTACCGTCTTCTCCTAGTTTACTTAAGTTACTTCGTTGTACCTCACGTAACAAGGCGTCCACAGGTAACCCTAGTGTAACCATCCGCTGAGCAGTAACATACAGAATATCTGTTAGTTCTTTGGCTAACGCTGGTAAACTTCCGTTACCTAAGTCCGCTAAGTCCAATTCTTCATTAGTTTCCTGTAGCTCCTCATTGATCAATCTATAAATTAGATCAGATTCTTCTGAGTCTTTAGGTAACCTAGGTGACTCAGGTAATTCTAACTCATACACCGTGTTGAACTGTCGTACTTGTTGTTCTAAACTACTCATCCTTGAATAACTCCTTATGTATGGTTAATAAATTCTCACGTTGCTCAAGGAACGCAGGCTGTATTAGATGTAAGTAACGACCTGCGAAACTAGAGATTACTAAAGGTACTACGTACCATCCTATGATTTTAAAAGCTGCTACTAATAATGCTAATCTGCTAAGAGATCCTAGGTGTATAAATAATGTTTTCATTCGGTGTCTCCTTTAAGGTTGCGTACGAGTTCCTCTAAGGTTTTCTCCTCGTTACGTCTAAACCATGATAAGAACAAGGCATTACAGGCTACATGATCAGCATGAGGTAAGCCCGAGTCTTCATCTACCTCTTCACCTTCCTGTATGGCTGTCATGTGTCGTAACATAGCCGCAGTGTAGCGATTGACTGCATCCGGTACTGACTTCCATCCGTTTGGTGAATACTTCTTAGCACCAAAAGTCATCACTTGTGCTACTGCGTATACTGAGGATAACGGGACTAAGTTCATCATTGGTTTATCACCGTCAAACTTAAGGGAACCCGGTTCTGAACCTGAGGCTCCGGCGACTAGACCATCTCCTAGGTCCTCTTCTCTAATAAATGTCATCTTTAATATCTCCTAATTTCTTTAACCTACGTTTCCACTGGTTATCTGTTATCTTTTCCATGCGAACCATGATGAATTCCTCACCTTTCTTCACATGATCTTTCATAGCTTCTATCTCGAATACCTGCCTATCGTCGAACTCAAGAACTCTCTGCATACTATCTAGCAGGGGTTTAAAAGCGTTGTCTAAATCACTTAGTTTACTTGAGTAACCCACGACCAAGGAGAATTTGTACTTATCCTCCTTGTCAACAGTAAACCTATGTTTCTTAAGTGCGTTGAAGATAGCTAGTTTATAACGCTTGTATTCTACGGTATCCACTTTCTTATTAGCATAGTGCATCTTATTCGTTGAGAACGGTTTGATAGGCATCCGTATCTCAAGAACCATCTTACTCATTACTGCATACCGAAGTATAATTTAGCTGACGCTACGTCAACATAAGGATACTTCTTAACTAATTTGCGAGCTCCTTTCCATGAGAATCCTATGCGAATCTCTCCAGTTGCTTGATCCTTGTAAGAGGAAGACTTAGGTAAAGTCCTTTGAGCCGTTGGTAGGTCTACAGGTTCTTCAGTTAATGTATTTAGAATACCGATTACTAGGGTATTCACTCGGTGTTTCAATAGTTGTTTCTTGCTTAATTTCTGCATAATTTACTCCTGTTGTATCTTTCTTAGAATTCTAAGGGTGTATGGTAATCCCCAAGCTCACTCTCGTACTCAAGATCTTTAGCTTTAACCTTAATATACTTGTAATGAATCTTAAGATCCTTTGGTGCTTTTAACAACATATAGATTAGATCAAAGGTTTCTAAGAACCTCTGTTCAGGGAAGTCGTCCCCATCCCCTTGGTCATAACAATCAACGTATAGTTCAAACGTGTTCTTATCATAATCTTTAGGATCCCACGAGTCAAGTAGTTTCTCACATGAAGATGCACCGAACTTCTGACAGGGTGTTGTAATGAAATCAGGGTTACCATAACGGTTCACCTTCTTAGTTACTACATCAAACTTATAATGATGGGAAAGCCCCGGGATATTATCAGTTCCCATATCCCCTAACAGCATCTGCCTCCATAGGTTCTTATGTGCTTCCTTCTCACTAATGACCATAAGTTCACTAGTATTCATGTTGTAATGATGTCCAGCATACTGCCACAGATCTTTGTCCTTAGTACATATGATCGTTGTGACATTTGGATCATCCTTGTAGTGTTCACTAACAATAGTCAAAGCGTCGTCAGCTTCAACTCCGCGCATCATCTGGTAACCCCAGTTGCTCATAAGATACTCACGAATCTCATCATAAAATGCTGGTTTACTTTTGTTAGTCTTTCGTTGTCCTTTGTAGGGTAAACTGAAAGCACGAGCAACTCGGAAGTTACTTTTACCTTCAGTGATGAACCCTGTGTGATGAGTAGCTTTAGATTTCTTTAGAATCTTGCGTACTATCGTGTTTACTATCTTACTGACTTGGTACCAGTTTAAGTAGACCCCTTCCTTCTCCTTCTTTTCCACACAGAATGCGGCTTCGTAGACGATGAGGTCTGCATCAACAATAGCAAGTCTTATCATTAGGCCTCCACTGTTTCCGTGAGAATCACTCGGTCAATTAGCTTATGAATAATTTCTGAGCCTTTCTCCTGAGCTTTAACAATGTGAGGACGGTTCATGCTTTTCCAAGCACTTCGGTTACGACGACCTTCGAATCTCTTCTTAGCGCCTAGGTCTTGTATGATACTCTCGGCCATGCGATCTACTTGAGCTACTTCTGCTTCAGTAGGTGTGAAACCTAGCTTATCAATTTGTTCTTCAGATAGTGCCTTTGTGTTCATAAGTACTCCTCTTGTAATGCTCGTGCTATCTTACGTGTAGTCGATGTATCTAAAGCTACTTGGATAGCTTGTTTATCGGATCCTGTGAAAACACATAACCCGTGTTCACTTAGTATGAGTTCTAAGGTCGCTTCTTCTTGGGTTACTGTTAACCTCTTAGGGGTTATTATTAACTCATCTGACATTAAGTATTCTCCTCTTCTATTACTTTAACATACTCCAAGACCTGAGAAATCTCAAGACTCGTAGCATCAGTTTTAATACGATTAGCTTTCATTGATATGACTTGTACATTCCCTTTAACATATCCTAAGTAAGGAACCTTTCTGTCTAATGAAGGACTGTTATCTGACATACCTTCACTGGGAACCAAGGGTATCTTCAATACAGGACATAGGTTAGGTACTTGTATATCATCATAATGCAGATTGAACATAAGACCTTTAGTGGCTGCTCGGGATTTAGCGCCTGCAAGCATACGCTTCATTGCTATTTCCTTAGCATCCCTAGGATTCGTTGGATCTCTTTCAGTAGGTACAAGCTCCATTCGTTTTCTCTTGTGATAATCGTTCTGGTATTTCTTAACACATTCCTTACACCTGTTGTGTCCTTTGTAGAATTCCTTATGTTTCTTATGTTGACCGCAAGCCGAACATTGTTTCATACGCATCTCCTAGTGATTCTTCAGATTTATCAGTACGGTGGTGCTCGTACACAGGGTGTCTCATAATACCATTCTTAGTCCATTCCATGAATGAACATTGGATTATCTGCTTATTTAACCACACTAAACCGTGTAAGTCAAACATTTGTTGCCACCAGATTCTTTGGTTATCATCGAACCCTGTACCTACTTTCCCGTATCTAGTAAGTAAGGCTCCCATGCGTCCTTCGTGTTTCCCTGTGCCTGCTTGGAATCCAGTAATAAAGACATCAGCGGAATCCTTAGGTTTAACTTTCAACCACTTCATTCCCTTCCGTAATATGAGTCCCTCATCCCCTGCCTTAAGACGCTCTTCCAAACACTCTTGAATATACTCTTTAGTAGGATTATCAACAGTCTCCAAGTACAACCTAGGATCCAAAGGAAGTATAGAATAAGCTTTATCTTTTGGTACTGGCGAACCAGAGACCGAAGAGCGGCATAACGATACACTTGATTCCCAGTCTGTTTCATAGATCTCGGCATCTACGATCTCCTTAGGTATTTCTTGTAAATTATATAAAGGCTTACCGCTACGGGACACAGGATTACCTTTAGTGTCCCGTAGCATTCGTACGCCATCTAGTTTTCTAGTGAAGTCCCAAGTCCCCTTAAGATCCTCATGTTTCCAAGGGGAAGCTTTGTTCTCCCCCATTACTCTACCTTTTGGCATGTTATCTCCTTTAGTGAGTTTCTAACCACGTATCGCCATGATCCGCAGTACCTGTGCATATACATTTAAGTTTCAATAAATCACTTACCGTATAGAAAGCGGCTTCACATATCTCCTTGAACTTAGGTACATCTTTCTCTAATACTTCAAACTGTCCTTCATCATGAACGTTAGCACTAGGGTTCCAATCGAGACCTGCTGCATCAGCATTCGTAGTTACCTCAATCAACCAGTACTTCATTACGATAGCTCCCATACCTTGTAGTAATGTATTAAGAGCCGCATGAGGACTACGAACTCTGATGATACGACCATCGATACCCTTGACCCACTTACGTTGAGATACTGCTTGTGCAATACCATCTCTTAGTTTCTTAAGTGCTGGTGTAGCCTCTAGGAATTTCTTCTTAAGAGCCTTCCCTTCCTTAGCACCGCCTCCGACAATCTGTCCTATCTTGGCATCTCCTGCACCGTACAGAAACGCGTAGATGAAGGTTTTAGCTTGGTCTCTAGTGAGGAGACCTGCGGCCTTCTGATTGAGCGTGTGTATATCGGTACCATCGGACTTCTTACCCTCCAGAATACTAAGGGCATATTGTAGATCTCCCATGTAATGCGCTAGACACCTGAGTTCTAAACCATCAGCATCACAGCCTACTAGTTTGTATCCCGGTCTAACAGTAAATAGTGAGCGACATCGGTCACCATAAGGACTAGATGATGAAGGAACCTGTGCAACATTAGGTGAACTATGTGTCATTCTATTAGTTGCTGCCCCTAGTGAATTCACGTAACCATGAATCCTAGCGATACCATCCACCCATACAGCCTTAGATAACCAATCCTTAACCATACCTTCACGTTTAGTTATCATGAAGTACTCAGCCAGAGGTTTAGCCTCAGGGATGCCAGCGTCAGCAGCAATCTTAAGAACCTCATCGTTAATCATAGGAGTACCTTTCTCAGTGAACTCCGTTAGTTTATAACCAGCTTTAGTTAAACGTTCAGCTATCTGTGCACGGCTTCCTAAGGAGAACTCAGGGAACTCAATCAGCGTGAAAGAACCACTGTGGTATTCTACTGATTTCTTCATCACACCACCACCGAGGTCTTCCTCAGTTCTAGTGTGCTCAGGCGTTACTATTACTTTTTCCCAGTCTGGTAGCTTCTTGAGTCCGACTGAAGAAACAGTACCATCCGCCTTAATCTTCGGTTGAATCTCTCTGATTTTCTTCGGTAACGGTTTGAACGTCTCATGAACTTCATCCTCCAATTCGCCTATACGGTCAATGAATGTGCCGTGTAATCTCTCAGCTGCTTGGTAATCAAATACGAAACCATGTTGCATCTGTCTTTGAATAATAACAGCAGTATCCATCTCACACTTAACAGACATCCAAGTAAAGTTCTTAAGTAGGTTCACTAGTTTCCAGAACAATTTAACAGTAACAACATTATCCTGCTCACAGTAGTCTTCCATTAACTGGCTCCATACGGAACCTTTCCAGCATGGGTTCTTCTTAGGGTTAGGTTCCTCAGAATTATACAAAGGTTGCGCGGGGTCTAGTACTGGATAATACTCAGTCTTTGGTTCCCCGAGTCTCTGTCCCCATGCATCAAGAGAGTGACCTCCCTCGATATCACAGTGATACAATCGAGACATCCATAAGGTATCTAATATAATACCTTTGTAATCCCAATCACATTCCTGCTTTAACATAGGGAAATCAAAACCAATACCGTTATGAGCAACGGCTACATCATATTCCTGTAGTTTATCACAGGCTTCTTTAGGATCTCGATACCTAAAGACTTCGTTGGTTCTAGCGTCTATGAGAACAATACAATGGACTGTTGTCATATCGTCTAGGAAGCCATCGGTCTCAGCATCGAAGATAACTATTGATTTATCTTTGATTTCTTTCCACATGAGGTTCTCCTGTTACTCTAGACTTCCCGTTGATTGCTTTGTAGATATACACGTTATACTCACCGTCATGTCCTTCGTATACTTGAAGCAAATAATTACCGTGTTGTTCAAACTCACCATTAGTTAATCTGTACTCACACTCTACCCAGAAGCTTTCATAAGACCGCTTGTTTTCCTTACAGAACTCATCGACTTCCTCAGGACTATAGTTAAATTCACACATTAGTATCCTCCTATAGGTTTATCCTCAAACTGATTACCTGCGTTCTCAGCTTCCTCAGGATCTATCACGACCATCCTACCAGTTTCATCGTCAAAGAAAGCATAATCACAAGGACCTGTTCGCCCTGAGAACCTACACTTAAGTACGTGAAAGCTGGTAGTATTTCGTTCCACTTCTGTTTCAGCATATTTATTCCTCGCTATTGCAATGGTAGTCATAGCTATTTGCTTAAGACTTCCTGAACCTTTTAAATCATCTTCAGTAGGGATACGTCCTTCTTCAAACGACTTACCGCCACCGCCTACTTTTCTCAAATGGCTCACTACGACTACACAGATGTTCAATCTCTTAACCATCTTAAGTAATCTGTTCATGAACTTATCCATAGTCACATTCTCTTGACCACCTTCGCAATCACTAACAGCTATCGTTATGTGATCTAGGAATTGAATCTTACAGTTGTCAACCGTAGCAGCATACTCCATTTTGTCAAGTAGGCTTTCGTCACCAACAGAACCCTCATGATCAAGTAATGTAAATTTACCTGAGCCATATAAATCCGTGTGTAACTTACGTTCCTCTTCCTCACTAATGACTACATCAGGTAACGTTATGCGTCGATTAGCATGTAAGGCCATTAGACCTCCAATCGTATCGCCTACGTCTTCCTCTAGACTTATGTCCATGATGTTGTAATCAGTATTCTGCAACAAGTGATACTTCCATTCACGGAGAACCTGAGTTTTACCTGAACCTGTGCCTGCTGTGATGAGCACTATCTCACCTAAACGCATACCATAGGTCTTTTTATTTAACTCTTCATACTGAGAATCCCAAGGAATAGATTTGACATTCTTCTTCTCCTTATACTTTTCCCAAGTATCCGCACCGTTCATGATGCCGCCTAATGTAAAACGTTTGGCTCTGTGAAACTCGTCCACGAACTTACTAGTCTTATTAGCCTTTAAGTAATCACAAGCATCCTTACCTTCCGTAAGTTCCATGACCTTAGTACGGCCGGGGAACATCGGGCCAACCTCTTGAGTTGCCTCACGTCCCGGTTTGTCTGCATCAAAGTTAATAACTATTGATTCAAACTCTTTCATCTCATCGAAGTTATCCTTCATGCATCTCTTGGCTGAACCTGCGCCGTCCCAGATACTAATGTGAGGATATTTACTACCTGTCATCTTATATCCTGCCATAGCATCATACTCGCCTTCGCAGATAGTGATCGAGCGTCCTGTCTTAGGAAACGCTTGCATACCAAAAGGTAATGAACCTTTAGTATTACCTACGGATTTGAATGCTTTCTCAGGATATAAGCGTGTCTTAACAGCGATTAACTCTCCTTCCTTGTTGTACCTAGGGAACATATGATGCCCTTGTGCATTCGTTCTTACTCCAAACTTCTGACATGTATCTGCGTCAATACGCCTGTCCTTAATTGGTTTAAACTCACCTTCATAGTAGAAACTAAAATCTACTTTACCGTTGTTACTAAACTCTGTCATTGCACTCTCCTCTGCGTATCCTGTGTTGGAACCTGTTGAACCCTTGGAACTGTTGTCCCAGCCTAAGCATTTATGGCAGAATCTCCCACCGTCTTCATATTCTACCATAGCGTCCGAACTCCCACAGGAATCCGGAGCTGTACAAGGAAGCCTGTACTTAACTATGTTACCCATTTAAACCTCCGCACGTTTACGAATGTCACTCCAAGTTGGCTTAGGAACACGAACACCGTTACGGTAGTACGTTATGAAACCTTGCTCACTTGATCCTTTATGAAGGAAGTACTCAGAGAAGTTATAATCTACTGAGAAGCCTGAAGGAGTCACAAGACCACGTTTACTAGTCTTACCTCCAGAAATCGGATCCTTATAAACATCTCTCCACTCACCATTAACACGAGCAGCACTACATTTCATGGCCCATCCATATGTATCACGATCACACTTCTGCAACAAACCACCGCCCATACCAAACGCTATATTATCAATTGATATCTTAGAGTCAAGGAGTTTCTGCATAATACGTACTAAAGATTCTTCATTAATCCCGTCTCCTTGGATTACTCGGATATGGTCAGGTAGAACTTTGAATCCTTTAGCGTTGGT